ATTGAACAACAAAACAAAGCCATTTATGAAGTATCCCGTTTTTTTGGTCAATCTTCTGTTGATGGCTTTGATAGTCTCAATACCGAACACGCCCCTCAAGTCTTAAAAGATATTTTTGATGCGGTTGATACTGACTTTCACAAAGATATTTTTGATTCTGTTGGTTATGGTATTGAGCAATACAAGGCCAAAAATGGCGGCGAAATGCCAAATCCAAATGTATTAACTACTGCTTTGTATGCTGCTAAACAAGCGATTGGTGGTTACAAAGAAACTCATGTATTCGATGATATTACCAACATTGAACATGAAACTAACGCGATTGTACCTAGTTTAGCGGTTACGACTATTGCCGCGTTTATTTCGCAAGCTAATCCAGCCGTGGCGTATATCCCAAATATCAATGGGTCTAACTTAGTGCCGATTGTGGCGGCTCGTTATGTAGCTGACCGTACTCGTGGCGCAATGGTAGAAGGTGATTATATTGACGGCGAAAACGCATCACTGCCTTACGTTGACAGTCACATGAAGTTTGCAATGGCTTTAGATACTGGTTCAACTTATGAAGTAATATCTCGTGTTGCCTATGCAAATTATGATGCTAAAACACCTAATGCAGCCACTGATTTAGCTCCATTCTTGCCAAACCATGTATCTATCCGTGTAAATGGTGTCGAAGTTGCCCATAGCCGCCAACGCCGCGAAGAAGACCGCAAAGGTACATTTAGCTTATTGCCGACTGCTGGTGTGACTATTGGTGCAACCACTTATACCGTCACAGGTTCAACCGTTGATTTTGATACTCACGAAATTGTAGTGACTTTTAGTGCTGCCTTGCCTGTAGGTGTAAAAGCCTATGCTCATGTGGTATTAGATTTTGAGCGTAAAGACTCTAACAAAATTAACCGTTTGTTGCCTTTGGCTGGCGTTAGCCTCAAGCCTGAGTATGGCGAATTGTTAGCTGCTCCAGTTTCGTTTGGGGTGTCGGCAAATATCAATACATTGACTCAATTGGCCAATGAGTTAAACGTGTCATTGACTGCTGCGGCGATGATGGCTTTGCAATCTAAATACTATTTAGAGCAAACAATTCGTTTATTGAGCGAAGGTCGTGACCGTGCGATTGCTCAAGGCCGTACTTATCAATTTGATGCAAGCCGTGGTGTAACTGGTAATTTGTCTGCTGCTTACAACGAAACTGGCCAATTAGTCAAAGAAGCCTTAAAAACCATTAGCTATGCTCAATTAGTGGTTAAACAGGCGGCTGGTGGTGCAACAGGTGCGTTTGACTTGTATGTGGGCGATACGGCTGCCGTGTTTATGCGTACTTTAATGAGTGACTTTTTCAAAACCACTAACGCGCCTTATGCTGGTTATGGTGAAATTGTCCGTATTGGTACATTAAACGATGGTACTAATGTTTATCACGCGCCTAATGCAAGCCGCTTATGTGCTGAGTCCGACAAAACATCTTCGATGTTGTTGGTTGGTCGTGGTAATGAAGTTGTGCGTAATCCGTTTGTTGGCCATATTGCAAGCCCAATGCAGGTACTTGAAGCCAAACGTGACCCCTTAGAAATTAACTTAGCTGCTCATGCTCGCATTGCTGCTGACGTTAATCCGATTGGCCGTTACGCCGACCAAGTAGCCGTTATTAACATGATTAACTTGCCTTCTATCGGTATTTAATCAGGTATTGAGGCGTAACAATAGCGAGTTGTTGTTACGCCTTTTTTTTGAGGTGACTTATGGCTGGTCAAGTCAAGGCTAAAAAGCCACGAAAAAAAGCAATACAGGATGATGTTGTTTTAGATTCTGTAGAAGTAGAAAATGAGATTGAAGCCAAGCAAAAGCCAAATTTTGTTTTAGTAGTAAAGAATCAATCACATCTAAGAGTTTACGAGCCTTCTACGCGAACAGTGATAGAACCTTACGGACAAGCTACAATTTATTGCCTAAGTGAGTTGCAAAAGAACTTAGCAGTATCCAATTTTGAACAGCAAAAAAACCCATTACTAGAGGTGAATTATGCCTAGTTTTAACGGTACAAATCCAATTTTGACGGTATTAGGCGACACTGCAACCGAACACGAAATTACGGTAACAAACAACACGCATTTAAACTACAAAGAGCCATTAACAGGTTTAAATGTGCCGAGTTATGACAATGTTGTTATTGTAGTGACGGGTGATGTTGCTGCACAAAATATTGTGAATAATGTTGCCCAACACAACGCCTTATCTCCGCTTAATGACGTGGTTACAGTGGTTGCTTAATCCGTATAGGTGCTAAAAAATGGCGAAGACGCTAGGCGATTGGTTTATTCAAACTTTGGCAGGTAAGCGTCCTGACCATAAGCTCAATGTTGACGGTGTTAAACAGTTAAATCCTCTTTATGAGGGTGTTGCACCGTGGGCATTGGGTTCTAATGATACTGAAAAGAATATCAGAAGACACCGCAAAGATATTTACAGTAAATGGGAGTTAATGCTTAAAGACCCAACGATTAGCGAATCTATGGGTATTCATGTTGCTGCTGCTTTGGGAGGACATGAAGCACGTTCAGACATGGTATTTGTTACTCCTAAAAACGAATTTAGAAACAAACGATATAATGATATTCAAAAGAAAATAAACATTCAAAAAAAAGCCTTAGAGCCAATTATCAACAGTAACATTATTAAAATATGCCGTGATGCGATTAGTTTTGGTGATGCTTATACGCGCATTTATGCCAAAAAAGGTGTAGGTGTATTAAACATTCTTTGCAATGAATACACCTATCCTCCATTGATACAAGCCTATGAACAAGCAGGTTTTACGGTTGGCTATCATGTTTTAGAGCAGCGCAACTGGCAGCGTTTATTGACTGCATTAAACCGTGTGCAAATGTTAAGGATGAAGATTCCGCGCATGGCTCATGTGCCGCAAATGGATATTGTCGAAGCGGTAAATACCCAAAAACTATTACAAGCCGACACCATTGCCGATGCGCCTATCTTGCCAAGTCATATTGGCGGTTCGTTTTTGTACGAAATTGAAGAACCGTGGTGGAATGTTCAGCTTGCTTTAGCAACCATGAATAGCCAACAAATTGCTGATAGTGTCAATCAGGTGTTTTTAACCTTGAATATGCAAGGGATGCCACCAGCGCAACAAGCTGAATATCGAAAAGGTTTAGAGACTATCGTTACTAATCATACTAATCACATCAAAGAAGCATTAAATGGCGGTGATGCTATTTGGGGGACTCAATATCATGTTTTGCCAACATGGGACGAAAAACAGATATTAAATCCTTTGGGCGATATTAAAGGCCAACGCTCAAGCCCGATTAACATTGAAGTCTTTATGATTAACGTCAGACGGTTAATTGGTGGTTTGGGTTTAGATATTAGTATGGTCGGGTGGGCTGACTTATTATCAGGCGGATTAGGCAATGGCGGTTTTGTAAGTACGTCTATTCAAACAATGCGCCGTTCTATGATGATTCGCCAAGCGGCTACTGATTATCTTAATCAATTACTCAATCTTGATTGGGGTTATCGTTTTGGTGAGATGTTTGAAGAAAATCAATATCCGTGGCAAATAGAGTTTTATTCAGACCAAACAGCCGCCGCCACAGAAGCAAGTCAAAACAAACAGAACAGAATGAATACATTATCTTTAGTTGGTCAAAGTCTATCAGCCATTAAAGAGATTGGTTTAGATGCGAAAACAACAGCTATGCTACTAGAAAGTGTGGGCGGTTTTGATTTGGAGCAAGCACAAGCGATTGCTAAAAGTTTGAGTGGTGCAGGTGGTCAACCGTCAGAAGATGATACTCAGGATGACCAGCCAAACGATAGCACAAATACGAACAATGCCGATGCAGACGAAGATTTTTAAGCGAGGCTTAAATAATGGCAACCATAGAGCGTGATTTTGGCTTAAAAGCCGATGAACAAGGTTTTTTGTTGGGTGTAAAAAAACTAGGTCAAGATGTTGCTCAAATTGACACTAATGTTGAACGTATTTTAGATATTTTGGGCAACCACGCGCCAGTAAAAGACTTTAAGCAAGCCTTACATCAATCCCAATTAAGCAGCGATACCGCAAAAATAGCTGCCAATAGTGATAATTTATTGCAGTCTCATAGGCAATTAGTCACACTATTAAATAGCAGCACACAGAGCCAAAGTAGCTCGCAAAACGCAGGTAAAACACAGTCGCCAAAGCCTAGTGTTGATTTAAACCATCCAAACCGTCCCCCACAAGGCGCAGGTAATCCCGACCCTTTTCCTCTTATCAACCTAGACCATCCTAATAGGCCGCCTCAAAACGCAGGTCAAGCCAATAATCAGCCACCTCCAGAGCCGAATGAACAGCCTCAAAACGCAGGTGATGTACCACCAATTAACAACAATGAACGTCAACGAGATGAAAATGGCCGTTTTGTTGGCAGTGGTGAAACCGAAAAGAAAGGTTTTTTGAGTAAAATTGTCCAAGCAATTAAAAGTGGCTTTTCGGGTGATTCATCCAGTATTGACCCAAGCATTGAGGCCATGCGAGAGGTAGGACAGGTATTAGAACCTGTTGGCAAAGTTGCAGAATTTACATTGCGCCCCTTCGGATTTAGAAGCAAAGAAAAAAATAAACCGCTTAGTCGTGACGAGGAAAAGCACAATAAAGGCGTGATAAAACTGCTTAAAAAGATAGCGAGTCTTTTGAGTGGTGGTGCAGGGGCAGGTAATGGCGGTGATTCGGGTAGTGGTGGTTTAGGCTCAGGTGTGATGGGCGGCCTTGCTGCGATAATTGCTACCAGTTTAGGCGGTTTGCTGAAAAAAGGACTTGGCGGTTTAGGCTCAGGTGTGATGGGCGGCTTAAAAAACTTAGGCAAAGGATTGGGCGGACTGTTAAAATTTGGCAAAGGCATTCCGCTTATTGGTACAGCGTTATCTGCATTAACACTGTCAGACTGGGACAAGCAAAATACCGAGCAACGCGGTGAATCAGTTGGGGGCATATCGGGTGGTGTTATTGGCGGTGCGCTTGGCTCAGTGTTAGGCCCTGTAGGTACGGTAGCAGGGGCAGCGATTGGCTCATGGGTTGGCTCAAAATTGGGCGGAATCGTTGCGCCAGCATTTAGCGAATGGACAGACTCGCTCATTAAAGCCGATATACCTAAACGCATTAGCAACGCATGGGATACCTTTACAGGCGGATTAAGCGATTACTTCAAAGAAAAAATAAACAACATTAAAGAAAACACCAAAGAGGTTGTTAATGATGCTAGAGATACGGTAGGCAGTGTAGGGGATTTTGCAGCTTACCAAGCGGATAAAATGTTAGCTAAATTAGGCAATAAAGAAGCCATAGAACGCCTTGCTCAACGCGACAGAGGCGAAATAGGCTTTACTCCTCAGAATTACAAAGCTAAAACCACAAATAACACTAGCTTAGGGCAAGTGGCTGCTGATACAGGCGAGGCGTTAAGTACACAACCGTCAACCAGCAAATACGCGCCGTTATTGGATGAAATAGCAAAAGGTGAATCCAAAAGTGGGGCGTTTGGTACGTCAGGTTATGATGCTGTTTATGGCGGCGCAAAAGTTAAACCATCTAAACCTGTGTCACAAATGACCATAGGCGAAGTCAAAGAATATCAAAAACAGTTAATCAAAGCAGGGTCGGGTTCAAGTGCTGTGGGGCGTTATCAGTTTATTAAAAATGATGATGCGTTTGCTAAAATGACGGCACAGGCAGGGCTTAAAGATACCGATATTTTCGATGACACGGCACAAGACCGATTAGCCGTTCACTACATGGGCGGAGAAAAGAAAGTTGATGAATTGCTTAAAACTGGCAACGATGCAGCCTTAGCTAATGTTGTTGCTAGACAATGGGCAAGCATGAAAAATGCAAGCGGACGAGGCAATTATGACGGCGATAGAATAGGCAATTTTGCGAGACATGGCGGTATTTCTGCCATGCAAAAAGCACGTCAACAAATTTTGGCAAACGAGGCGCAACCAAAGCCAACTAACACAGTTTTAACTAAAGCACCAACTCCTATTGTCAACGGACTAACAACAACACCGCTTGCCATACTACCCAAAGCGCAAACTCCTGCTTTTTCGTTAATGCGCCCAACTCAACAAGTTGAGGTTAAGCCGTCAGTTATTAGCCAAACACAACATAAAATAGCCGCGCCTCAAATACCCAAGCCTGAAAGCGTAAAAGAACCAATCGGGACACCAAGCCCAATGATGGTACGGAATGTTGATAATGGCCAGCAAATAACACAAAACTTGTCGGATAGACATTTAGCACACTTGGTCACAGGCGGTTTAGGCATGACTGATAGGTGGATAAGATGATTAAACTTGATGCTAGAGTCAGTGCTTACAATGGGGCTGCTATTCGCGTATTGGGGTTGTGTATTCCAAGTACAGGCCAAGTGAAGCTACAAAAAATTATGCCTTTTGATAGTCAGACAAAGCAAGACGACAATACAATTATTGTCACCGACAGCCCTCAGATTGTTCAAAATTGGCAGCTTGCTTTTAATGAAAAATCGCATTTAGATGAAGTCATTAAAACGTATTTAATGCGATACAAAAACGGCCTTATTCGCATTGAGAAAGAGCTAGAACGGTTTAACCCTCAAACGGTTATTGCCACACGAAAAATTGATAAAAACGGCGCACAGCAAGAGTTAAATAGCGATAGCTTAGAGAATGGTCATGTAGCAATTTTATTGGCTGTTTGGGCAAGCGCAAAGGCGAGTATGATTAGCAATGCTATGGGCAACAATGCTAATCAATCAGATTCGCCAAGTGGCTTGATGATGCCGTTTAGTTTGAATGTTTAGCCGCTAACACCGCTAGACACATAAATTTCAACGTCTGCACCTGCAATAACTTTGTAGCGGATGTTGTCCCAACAATGCTGTCTAAAGGGTTCAATGTCGGGGGTATCTGATACAACCGTTAAAATCGGTTGCCATTGGCTATCATTGTCAATGTCATAGTCAGGTTTGTTGCTACCTGTAAACTCTACGACTGCGCCAGCACCGACTACCTGATAGTTAAAGATAGCCGATGTACACATTTCGGCAACTCCTTTGTCGCCGACTGTTAAGCCTTTTTTCTTGAAAACTAAATAAGCCATGTTAAACCTCTCTATCTTGATACTCTGTTGTAAACGGTTCGATATGTGTTAAATCGTCTCGTTTGTTAAAAATATATTTTTTGCCAAAATCGGCCATGAATGTTTGGCCTGTAATATCTACTAACTCAAGCCAAAGAATCAGTTTAGGGTCAAGCAATAACGCGAATAAATCCCCTTGTTTTGGCTGCCAATCGGGTATTTGTTGTATTTGTTCTAATTCATCTTCAAGGTCAAAATCATAGGGTTCTACCTGTGCCAAAATAACCGTATCAGCACCATCAACCATTGAATAATTTTCTAAGACGTTTGCACCTGTAAATTTATCAAGCAACAAATAAGCATAGCCTTGTACGTCATAACGATACTCAGGCTCGTCATTATCCGATAGTCGTACCGCATCCCATGTTAAATCACTTGCTTCGGGGTTAGGGTCAACTATATCCGCACTTTCGACAACTTTGCGCCAAACTTGACAAGGAATACTTGCCAAAGTGGTCATTACTATTTTTCGAGCGGCCAATCTTCGGCCATTGGCAACTTGGTGTAGTTCTGTGCGTAGTGCCATTTATTTTAACCCTCGTTGTGCCATTATTTGTTGCATAAGTGCCATTACCTCGGTGTCGCTTAATCCGCTAATGATTTTATTGGCTGCATCAATTCTTGCTTGCGTAGATTGAGCTTGCTGCTGTTTTGATTTTCTAGCCTCTTTTTGCGCCTGTTTTTTAGCGGCTTTTTGCGCGTCTCTACTCATTTGTAGATTGACTTCGGCTTGTGTAGGCAACTGTTGACGTTTTTTGCCAATTCGCTTGTTTTGTTCGTCTATTTGGCGTTGTATTTCGGCTTTAGAGACTGGCTCTACTTTTATACGCTCATCGGTATTAAGTTTGGCTTTGTCTTTTTTCAAATACATTAAAATTTGTTGTATGCCACTGGCTGACGTAATGTGTTGCATCACTCTTAAAACGTGCTTGCAAGCAATGCCTGTTAAATACTCATTTCTGATATACGGATAACGTATCTCTTTTTGGCCAAGATGATAATTGCCTAAGCCTGCAATGTAGTTATAAAAATAACGATGCCGTCCACAATCGCAAGTGAATCGCACCTTTTTACCAACAATGTTCGTTTTTACTTGATAAGCGTTGGCCTCTTTTGTGCCTGTTAAACTTCTTTCGTAACTTAAAAACTGTACAGTCACATAATGCACGGTGTCTTCGCTTTTAACCCATGCGTTGGTCACATATCTAAACGTGTCATTTTTACGGCTAAATAAACTGGCAAAAAATATCTGCTCGTTGGCGCGTTGTCGGTCTATATCATTTGACCACTTAATAATTTCGCTAGGTGTTATGCCACCCTTAAATTTATCTTGTGCAGTTAATACATTATTGGCATATTGTTTTAGGTTTCTATCATCAACCAATATCATGCCATTGTTAAAAGTAAGCTCTAATAAATCATTGGCACTTGCCCCCTCTTTAATATCGCTTAGTTTAATGGCTCTAGCGGTTGTGTTTTGAGGGTCAGTAATCGCTTTATCACGCTGACTATTACGTTTATTTTGGGTGCTTGCGTGATTGGTTGATTGCTCTAGTAATTGCTTCACCTTGGCAATTTGTTGTTGGCGCAATTGGTCAGGCGTAAAGTTAGCCATTAGTGACTCCGTAACGCTTGCGAAGTTCTAACACCAAACGCGCCTGTGGCAATAAAATTTTTGTTAGCGGTAATTGTTCCCAAATACCATTAACTCCACAAGCAACCATCACCACGTCAACAAAATCACGGCTACCATAAGCACGTTGGCTTAACAATGTCGCATCAAGCGATTCATCAAGCAGCACTTGCCACACAATGACCTGATTAGCTTGGCCTTTGTTGTTTAGGCGTTGAATTAAATCACGCAAAGCGTTGCGATATTCGTTAATCATAATCATTTAAGGTGTTGGTGGGGTTATATGTGTTTAGTTTAATGGTTTTTTAGTATTGTTTTTTTTGATATTCCAAGCGCACGGAAGCCATTAAAAAAATGCCTGTTTTTATGATTAAACTAAGCAAAACACATAGGGCTTAATGATGGATTTTTACATTGATATATTTTTGAGTTTTTTGTTTGTTGGTCATTTAGCATGGTACGGCTATGACATTAAACAAAATCAAGTAATCGCTAAACGCTTTTTGTATTCGAGTGCGGCTAAGCAAGTCCTAAAAATGGCTATGCCAAGCATTTTGACAGGTGTTTTTTTTGCCTTATTGGTTGATGTTGCCTTGCTGTGGCGATTGTTTGCTGTTTTAGGTAATAACTGGACAAGTAGCACCACTGTTTTAATGTGTATTTTATTTTTGTCCTGTTTTTTGTTATGCCTAAAATCTAATGTTTATGACAAAGTGGTTATTGCAGCACAAGATATGGGGGCAGCCGAGACATGATAACAGCCTCTCATGTGGTTGATATGCTTAATCATTGGCTGCAAACGCCCTCTAACGGCTATTTTGGTTCAAGTTATGGTTGTGACCTTAATAGCCTATTGTTAAATCCATTAAGCACCCCTGTAGCAGATAGTTTTGTGGCAAAGCTAAAGCAAGATATACCGCTTTTTGCGGAATTGAATATATCTGTTTTGAGTGAGGATGTTGGCTTTGAGCGTAAAAATATTTTTTTGTCGATTGGTACAGATTATTTAATCAATTTAAACAGCATTGAGCAACGGTCATTAGCCAATGGCGAGGAAACACAAGATGCTAACTCAGCGTGATTTTGAACAAAAACTTTTAGCAGAAATAAACGATGCTGAAATAGTAGCACGTTATGAAGTTGGCGACCCTTTAGTAGTACAGCAAATTAGAGCTAATGCCGCTTATTTGGCGTTATTAGCGCGAGAGATTGATGTTGCCAGTCTTGAGCCATTTATTAAGACACGCGAGCGTTCAATTATTGCTGATGCCACAAATAAGGGTATTTTGCCCATTGCTACACCATGCCAATACACGTTAGAAATTAAAAACAATGGCGCAAGCACCGTTAGCCTTAGTGCAGGTCGAGTTATCGAGGATAACGCAGGTGGTAGGCCGTGGCGATTGTTGGCAAGTGCGACAGTAAATGCAGGTCAAACAGTCGAAGTCATTGCAGAACAAAGCGAAACAAGAGTTGTTGAATATACTGTGCCTATCCCTACCGAGTCTTTTCATAAAGCAGAAATCACTTTGTCGCCCGATATGTTTTTAGCAGGGATTACGGTTAAAGATGACTTAGATAATGTTTATACACGTTATCCACGGTGGATGAATGTTGCCAAGGAAGATTATGCCGTAAACCTAACAACCGATAGTTTTAGACGATTATTTGTAGAGTTTGGCGATAGTGATAGGGCAGGGCGTACAGCGATTGCAGGCGAAGTTTATACGTTTACTTTGATAGAGTGTTACGGTGCGATTGATATATCACGCTTAAAAGATGCGTCTTTAGTTGATATTTTTAATATCAATGAGCAAAAAATCAGTGTGCGATTTAAAACGGGCGGCTTAGTACGGTTGGGGACAAATCCATTAAGTACCGCGCAGCTTAGAGCTTTAGCAACTTATCCGTCTTTGTATGATGAAAACGCCGTCTTTTTGGGTAATTTTGATTATTTAGCCCGTAAAAAATTTATGAGTCGGTGTGATTATTTGGCCGTATGGAATGAGACCGTGCAGGAACGTGCCTATTTGTCGCCAAGCATTGACAATATCAACCACTTATTTTGTTGTGTTGCGCCTAAAACTGGTGAGAATTTAGTTAATTTACAGGCCGATATTGGCCTTGCTATTGGTATTGCAGATAATTTATATCAAGACCGTGTTGTGTTTAGTGTGGTTGATGAAAAGCCTTATCCCATCACAATAAAAGGTCGTTTAGCGGCATCTCATAACCGATTAGAAGTTGAGGCTCAATTAAAAACGCTATTGGTCGAAAAGTACGGCAAAGGCACATTGGCAGCAAGTCGCTGGCTTGAATATGGCTTTAATCGTCAAGAGATTATTAATCTGATTAAAAAGAACATAACCGCTTTTCAAGATAACATTAGTGACTTTACGGTGATATTGCCCTTAGATGAATCATTGCCTATTAAAAACAAGCCCCATGAGTGGGTATTTATGGATGAAACGAATATCACGCTTGAATTTGCCTTGATTGCTGATACCACGGGGGCAACATGGACGATAATGTAGATTTACTTTTACCAATTAACAGCCAAGTCAAAATCGGTGCGCTTGAGACAGCCATTGCTACGGCTATCAATCAGGTTTTTATTGATGAGTTAAAAGAATCTATCAGTGATTTAATTGATTACGGTGCGCCTCATATTGGCAATAGGCGCGTGTATGAGCGTTTTATTAAACAAGATGGTTTGGTGGTGCTTTATCGTCAACAACCAACCACGGATAGCTTAATGCGTGTTATTTACGCGACTTGGTTGAGTTTGGGTAGTGAGCGAGGCTTGTCATTTTTAGAGTTTGTGTTGCGCTTGTTATGGGGTGAGAGTTGGTCATTAGTCAGGTTATGGTATAGCAAAACAGCCACGGCAAGTTATCCGACTTTTTGCAAAGAATCTGAACAGCCAAACACCTTTTTGACAAGCAGAGTCAGGGTAAAATTAGAGCCTGATATTTTGTATGATGAAATCGCCGCACTTGCACCAGTATTAAAAAAAATAGTACCAGCCAATGTGACTTTAGAAATTAGGGCAGAGGCTTTGTTAGATACTGATGCAGGTACAACTGTTTTTAATCATGCTTGTGGCGCAAAGGGCGTTATGGTGTGGGATTTAAGTTAATTGGGGGTAATTATGAAAACCGAAATTTTAAAATATAACTTGTATGACAGAGGCAGAAAGCATACAGGGCAAGACCGTTCAGACGTTGATATTGAAAAGATGATTGACCGCATTAACGCACCTGATACGCAAGAATTAGTTAAAACAGGCGGCTTGTTTGGCTATTATGGACACCAAATACGTCAGCGTTTTGGTATGAATCCGCCCGAAACCGCGATGATTAACGGCAAAAAAATTCATTTAGAGCCAGCCATTAGAACTATTTATTTAAAAGCTCACAAAGACGGCACAGTAGAGCATCAAGCCGAGTTTTTAGACAACGAGGCAGGGCAGTATGCTAAAAACCAATACAAAGCTAAGGCAGGTGGTTTTAGTACCGCCGTTAGCTATATTAAAAACGGCCTAAAATTGATACCTAAATTATTTGCAGGGTTTGACTATGTTTTTCAACCCAATTATGCAACAAATATTGGGAATGGTGTATTGCTTGACGGCCTGTATTGCAGTGACGAGTTGAATTTATTTGATGACATTAACGAACCACAACAGGCTCAAATGGTACAAGTTTTAGAGCAAGCCATTATTCAAAATTATGACCATATTCACCAAAGTTTGCAGCTTATACATGAAGTAGAAAGAGCCTATGATTCATTGGCTCAAGAAATGGATAAGCAAGTGCGGTATGCCCAAGCAAAAGCCAAGCATAATCAGCAAAACGAAGAAATTAAACTAAGTACGATTAGTTTTGATAGTGCCGTGGCGCAAGCCAATGCTTTTTTTGATGAAAAAATCAAAGTAGCAGCAGAAAAAGGCAAGATATTAAACGCTAAAAAACCGTTTAGATTTTAATAAGGTGTGACTCATGGCTGATTACCCAAAGACCAAACTAAAAGAAGTGCAAGACGCTTGGATTAAAGTGCTTGCTGATTTTCGGGCATGGTTTAAGCCCGAAACAGAGCATAGTTATGCTTGGAAGATGCGGCCATTTAGTCAGGCAATCGCAGGCGCAAAAGGTAGCTTGGTTGATGATGCTGAGTCACTATTAGCAGAATGGCGAAAAAATACCAATGCCGATGTAGAAACAGGTAAAACAGCTTTTATCCCTGTGATGCTAACAGCTATTGCCCCTATTCAAGCACCGCCTGATGTGTCTCAAATTGTCGGGATTCCTTACTGGATTGAGGCGGCAGTAGGGGATACAAAAATACAATTAAGAACGATTAAAACAGCTATTCGCGCACAAGTAGTCTATTTTTCAACTAATCCGCACGATGCTAAAAGCGTGTCAGACCAATTTTGTGCGTATTTTGATGATGACTTTAAACGGCGTTTTGAGGTTGATTATTTAATCGGCGATACAGAAAAAGTTAAATTCAAAATGACCGTGCAGGACAATTCTTTATTTCCTGACAACATTCAAACTGAGGCTAAAAACCTATCAATTATTAGTGTTGATGTAACAATGGTGGGTGTAATGCCTCATGTGTTAGGGCTTAGTGGACAATGGGATAATGTGACCGATAACGGATTTAATCCTAAAACTGGCGTGATGGGTGGTGATAATGGCGGTCAAAATACACATATTAACGATGTTGTCGAGCAAGTAGATACTTACTCCGACACACCGCAACACTGGCGTATTACGGGTGATTGGGACAGCGAAGAAAGCAGTGTTGAGAAAATACCCTAAAAAGTAAACGGTGATGTTGGTGGGGCGAAGTTGCCTATGTACTATACGGGTATAAATTTAACTATCTTTAGCTTGTCAACACAGTGATTAGCGTACCCGTCTCGTCTAAAAATGCACTCATAAAAACCTCTTTGTCTAAAATTTTAGTTTAACAATAAAATCATCAATAAGAGCAACAATGTTACCAGCACTAGCCCATTGTTCTGAGTAGTCTGGTTTTGTTATTTTAGCCATTGTTACCTCTTAATAAGTAAACGGTGCTGTTGGTGGTGTGAAGTTGGTTGTATAAACGGCTTCTCTTCTGTATCTAAATTCATCATGAAGTCCGTCCAAATGTGTTGTTGTGCTATATTCAACTTCTCTAGCTAGGCTGATAAATGTGTAAAAAGGTGTAGGATATAATGACAGCGCACCAGAGTTTATTGTTGTTGTACCCGCCACGCCATTCAAGTATAGCGTAATTGTTGCGCCATTTCTAACTAACGCATAATGTGTAAACTCACCTGCCACTATTGTCGTTTGGTGGGATATTGTAATCCGCGTAGAAGCATCAAATCTAACCGCAGCATATAAAATCCCATTTGTTATGTATAGCGTAATAGGTTGTTTGTAGGTACTCCCACCACCATCCATGAACATAAACAGCCCGTTAGTGTCATTACCGATTGCTGTCTTATTAAACCAGCCCTCTATTGTCCAGTTGCCGCTCCCCAACGGCGTACGAACTGTAGCGTTTTGTGTACGAATACCACCAG